GTCTTCTGGCGCCGGGTACCAGTCTGTCATCATATTTCCAATCTCTAACTTTTCGTGTCTAGATTGAATATTTGTTTCCAGTTCTGTGATGTTTGTGTTCGTAGAATTTATTAAAAAATCAATTCTTTGATAACCTACTAATGTCGAATCAATACGCACGGTCAACTTTATTTTTTTTTCTTCACCGATATTACAAATTTCTCCATAATAATTTAGCCTGTCTGCATCGCTGTTAAAAAACTGGACTCTAATTCTTCCACCTTTGATAGCGTTTGACGGTACTTTTAAATCGCAAGATGCAGTAATATAATCTCCAACTTTTAAATTCAAATCAGATAAATTCCTAGAAAATAAAATAGCCACCCACTGACCCAAATCGAATTTTTTATAGTCTTTGTGCGTTCCTGTTAGATAATTCCTACCGCCGACTTGTAAATTATCCAACTTACTCTTTGTACTCTTCACATAACTAGCAATTCCTTGACCATCTATCGTCAATTTGCTATCAATTGTTGACTTGTCATAGTAATTGCCCAACTTAGTATTAATATCTTGCGTATACTGTGCTGTTATCCCACTGACTGCTGTGGATAATTTGCTGTCAACCGTCGTTTTTTGGTAGTAGTTGTTAGATAGGTTGTTGTTAATACCGTCGATTTGTGACTGTTGGTCTTCTGGCGCTGGGGACCAGGGTGTAGCTGTGTTTCCTTCTTCTAACATAAAACCGTATACGCAAATTTCTACTCCTGCCGTTACAAACCAAATATATGGTATAAAAAATGCATCTAGCGTTGTATCAAATTCGATTGTGACTTTTGTCCATTTGTTTGCTATTAGTCTACTCACACTATATTTAAGATTAGTTTCTGTATGGATGTTTGTACCATTGGCAACTTGATGATGACCAATACTATCAAAAGCAAATCTGTGATCTACGTTCGTTTTTATCCAATAGCTAAATATATAATGTTTACCTTTTGATAGATTATAGTATCCGTAATTATTTGTAATTCTAATCCCATGAGAATTACCGCTTACTCCATCATTTATTTTAATTTTGTAATATTTTAATGAGCCTTCCGTTATCACTTCGGCGGTCGATTCGCCATATTCAAAATATTTCATATTACTTTCGCTGACTTCTGAGTGTAGTAGTAAGTTTCGTCCACCGACTTGCAAATTATCCAACTTATTCCCAACTTCAGTAATCCCACTAGCCACCTGTTCAATACGGTTGCTTGTTTGGTCTATCCTAGTCGACTGAGTGGTTACCGTCTTAGTCAAGCTAGCTACATCAGCGATTGCCTTATCAGCGTTAGATTTCGCTGTGTTAGCTGTGCTGACTGCACTATTTGCACTCGCTACAGCATTAGTCGCATTTTGGCTAGCACTGTTTGCTACGTTTGTTGCATTTGAGGCTTTATCTAGTGCACTGTTTGCTGTGCTACTTGCGTTCGTAGCGCTAGTCACTGCACTGTTAGCTTTGCTGTAAGCGTCGTTGGCTAACTTCTGCGCTTCGGTCGTATTTGTTTGTATCGTTTCAATACTGGACACTTGCTGACTTATTTTCTTTGCGGTTTCTTCCTTAAATGAGTTGTATTCGCCTTGTAATGTCGTCAAGTCAGATTTAACTGCGTATTTTTCCGACATTTCCTGTTTCACGCTTGCCACTGAGTCGGATATTGTCTTATTTAACGTTAACTGTGTCTCAGACAAATTCGTCTTGGTGGCATAATTTTGAGTGAGCGTAGTCTTGACGGTCTCAATTTTACTAGCTAAATCAGTTTCAGCGCTTGCTAAATCAGACCTTACGTTATCCACATTCGTATTTAACTTACTGATTTCTGTGTTTGTCAATCCGATTAATCTATTTGCTTCGGCCGCATCTGCATTAGCTTTATCGGCTAACTCCTTAGCTGCATTTGCTAGTCCGTTAACTAAGGCGGTCTGTTTGCTTGCTTCGTCAGCTGTATCTTTAGCACTATTCGCTGTATCTATAGCGCTATCTGCTTTACTATCGGCCGCGTCTGCTTTATCCTTTGCTTCATCTGCCACTTTAGCAGCGTCGTCTGGGTTGCGTTCCCATTTGTATACTTTAGGGTTTGTGCTTGCCTCTGTCGAATAGTCAACATAATAACCACGGTATTTAGGTATTTTCGTTGTAGGCAATTCTAAGCTAAATCCTACGCTACCATCTGCTGAGTCTGCCCATGCTAGATGCACGACTGGCGTTTTACCTGGCGAGCCGTCTTTTACGTTAAATACCGTTAATTCATTTCGCCCACGTTCTCGGCCATCTTTTTCTGCAATTATCAGATAAGTTGCCAATTCGTCGATACTACCGGCTCTCACGATAATACTTGCGTCGTGGCTGTACTCGGTCGAATTTTTAAACCAGGTAAGGTTAAACTCATTCGTGACGTCTTTAGGGCCGTCCATGACGCGTGCAGTGAGTGTTGTTTCACCAAAACCGTTTTTAAAGCTGTAACCGTTAGATGTCAGTATTTGGACATCAAAGACTTTATTCGCTTCAATCAGCGCGTTCATACGTGTGATTAATTCGTCGGCTATCTCGCTATATACACGTACATAGTTTGATAATTCTGTCCGATTGTTACCTTGTAGTTTATCGATTAGACTCCATTTTTGCTTAGTAACTCTAGCAGTTAGCATTAAATCATCCGTCGTGTATTTGTCATCGATCAGCAATACTTTATCGTTCACGTCTGCGTCGATATAGCCATCAATTGTGTAGTCAATCTGTGGCTCGCAATGTTTTTTCAACTCTCCCAACATATACGCATATAATGCTTCTTTAGTCGCGTGTTCGGTATTGTCAAATTCTCGCACAATATAGCCATCGGAAGTCTTTTTATTGGTAATAGATATAAACTTATCTCTTGCCTGTGGCGCATAGATTGTTCCACCTGACGTGTAAAATAGTAGTTTCTTTTCGTCGTCATAAACTTTCTTATCGAGTCCACTGATGGTTAATCCATCTTTACCAGTCCCACGTATAGCCGAGTAAAATTCGTCGATGGATGATTTAAATTTAATCAATTTTAGTTGGCTGTTACTAATTCTAAAAGGCGTTCCAGTTCTGTCTTTCCCTAACTCATTCAGCGCATGGACGTTTAATCTAAATTCTTTCAGCGAGTAATCGTCATTGAGTTCTGTTTCAAATTCGATTTCTGCATCAAATTTTGTGGCTATACTTAAAATTCTAGCTAAAATCGTATCTTCGCCAGTCCATTCTAACTTACGAGAGCGGTTGGATATCGTATTGACGTTTAAACGTATCGAATGTTCTGGGTCAAAGACATTTAAATATTCTGCAAAAGTCATATTCCGACTAGCCTTATACGACGAGCGTACTTCTCGCAACGCTTCTAGTGACAAGCTGCGCGCTTCGACTTGATATTCATATTCAGATTCCCTAGATACTGATGTAACGGTCATCCAATAGTCTTTTCCACGAAAAATAAACGCTAAACGCATTCCCACATCGACTATCTGCGTCTTACTATAATATTTAAGGTCTAAAAAAGCCGACCCTTGAGCGTATACCTCTAAGTCGGCTGAATGATATTTAATTCCGTTCGCGTTGTCGAAAAAACCGATATTATAGCTATCCGTGGAATCTCTAATTGCAATTCTTGTCAAATGTTATACCCACCTTTCTACGATTTCCGCTGTGGCTGATTTAATTTCTCCAAAGCTAGATGTAGTTAAAATGATTTCCGTCTCGCCTGGCGGTACTAAGAAATACTTACTACCTTTGATTTCGTCTTTCTCAGCGACCTTATTGTTGACGTATAATTTGCCTTGCTGACCATCGATTTTTAATTTCGTACCGCTTGGATATCTGTTAGGTACGTCCTTCCAATAGGTCGCATTTAATTTCGTGAAAGAAAAATCAGACAACCCCATCTCAGTTGCCAATCTGTCTGTGGAGTTTAGACCTGCCATTTGCCCTAGGAAAAATTGGACTTTTTTCGCTTTGAGATTTTTTAAAGCGTTTGATTGGTAGCTAAAATAACTGCCATACCAATAAAACGTGACTTTATCAGCTTCTTTTTTCAAATCAAACATATTGCTGTTTTTGGTAATGCCCTCGCCACCGTAAGGATTGTCTCTTAACCAAACAGATGTAGTGAACGGTATAGTTTTTTTAATTCCTTGACCACCAATCGTAAAACATACTTGGCCTTTGTTTCCACTTCGGTCATATTTTTCGATAATCATGCCAGCAATCAATTGATTGTTTTCATCGACTACACATAAGGCCCATTCGCCAGTTTGCCCCATCAATCCAGCTTCAAATCTTGCTCTCGCCCAAATATACCAATCTGTACACGTTTCAGACAAAGGTAATTCTTGGATTGCGCCAAAATAGCCACCGTTAGCCGTGTTTGTAAATCCTTTATTAGCTAATTTTAGCCAGCCGTTTTGGATAGACATATCGGTTACATCTTTTTTGTTTTGATTTTCATAAAAAGTTGTACCCGCTGTCCATTGAGCAAAGCCTGTATGCAATTTGACATTCTTCTTCGCTTGCTCCATGTCTGCTTCATCGACTTTGCCAAATTGTAGGATTCCGTGTTCGGACACTAAGCCGATATAGCCAGTTTCCCTTGCGATATCAATGTTGTAATTCACATACGCCCATTCGCTACCGTTGTTAACAATTGTCGTTTTCCAAGAGGCGTCTGACTGTTTGGTAAATGTAAAGGGAGTGATGGTTTTAGATTTTGATACGCCGTCAACAACTAAAAACGAAATACTTCCTGTGGCTTTATGATTGCCACGTTTCATTTCTATTTTTCCTGTTGGCACCGCGTCAAAATAGCGATTATCTCCAAATTCTAATTTCTTAGGTTCTTTAACGTTTAAAATTTCTTGTAGCCAATCATGGACTAGTCGTGGATTTCCATCTGTTATAAACGGCAAATTAATGATTTTTGATTTACGATCTAAATAAAAAAAGGTTAAATCATCACTAACAATAGGTTCATAATCTGCTCCGATGAACGGACTATATTCGTTTAAAATCGTAATTCGTGATGTTAAATCCACACCATTAAATTTTACTATCATCTATCTAATCACCTCCCATTTACTAAATCTGCACGCATCTTATCGCGATTTTGCAAATTGTCTACAAATTGATAAGACTTATTGGCGATGTCTTGCGCTGAGATAGACCATTGCTTGCTAGCCAACAGATTGAGTAACTTAATAATTTGTTCGTTCTGACTACGATTATCGTCAAGTAATTTAGCTAAATTACTAAAATCTACCACATTGCTTTCAGTAGTTGAATTGTCATTTAACAGATTAAATATCCGTGCGTTCTTCGGAATGCCCACACCTTCTGCATAATGTGGAAATAGCCGTTTGGTTTGACGTGCTGTTAAGACTTTAGAACCTCGCGGCAAGTTAGGAAGAAATACATCGCGTCCTTCTGGGATGAATGGCATTCCGCCTTTTGGAATGACTAACTCTTTATAAGTTGGTCCAGGTTGGTCGTTGACGATTGCCGGTCCACCTAAGTGGTAATTCGTACCTTTAGCAAAATGAATGCCCAATTTAGATAAAGCCGACCTAGCCATTCCTGAAATGCTAGCTACGATATTAAAACGTTTGGTAATTGTTTCGCTTCCGCCAAATGCTCTTACGTTACGAGTAGCTTCTTTAGCCGGAGCAGATGCATTATCAATACCAGTCATTGTCTTAGACCCAGGTGTAATTCCTTTAAATCTATTTAATGCATCACTACCACGATTGGCTTCGCTAACTACACTGTTCGAGTTACCAGTCAATTGCTTTTGTGGTGGATTATTAGATGCATAGCTATTTAACGATTGCTCGCTTTGTAATGCTTTATTTAACAAATCTTGGTTATTCGCATACATTTGCTTAATACCAATCGGTAACGCATTCCATTCATTCATGCGCTGTTCTGATGATAGTATTTTAAACAATGCATCTTGGTTGTTTGCTAACATTAATTTCTCGTTGCTAGGCAAAGCGTTCCAACGATTAAAGTATTCTTCCGACTCATAAATCGTCATTTTGAGATTTTCGTTTTTAGCCAGTAATTCCTTGACTTCGACTGGCAATGTTCCCCAAGATTTTACTTTTTCTTCAGATTGATTAATCACATTTAAAAAGTCGTAATTGCTAGCTTTTAATTCTTTAATCTGTGGTGCGTATTGGTCCCACAATCCTAAATTCATTAATGTTTCTGCCATGACTTCTGGTGTGTTTGAATATAGGACAGCTTTCTTTTGTTCAAAGGTTAAATTATCCCAGTCACCTTTAACTTGTAACGCTTGGGTAATTGTTTTAGTTGCATTACTCTTGATTAATGCCTGTTGCTCGGTAAACGTCATAGATTCCCATTTACCATTCGCAATTGCTGCCTCTGCAATCATTAACTTAGCATTAGATGATAATTTTGCTGTTTTACTTGCAAAAATTAACTGATTCCATCCTTGCTCTGAGTTAGCTGCTTCGTTAATAGCTTCTTGTGCGTTGGTTTTGATTTCTCCTGTCTTAGGATCTAACACTAAGCTATTCCAAAACTCACCGTACTCATTTGCTTCATCAGCCATTAATTTTAATGTCTTAGCATTCTTTTCAGCTGATTGCGCTGATGTAGTTGTTAAATCGCTAAACGATTCCATCATGCGTTTATTTTGCGCAATCATCGCTTGCCCTGCGCCGTTGCTAGCGTCAATAATTTGACCGTTGGCTAAAAAGATTTGATTAGCTAATTCTGGATATTTTTCTAATATCATTGCCATTTGTTGGTCAACGGCTGTAGTGGCTGTCTCGGAGCTTTCTTTAAGCAAGTTGAGGATATTCTTCGCATACTGGCTGTTTAAATCATAACCTGCATCCTGCAATGATTTCTTGGTATTCTCAACTAATTGGGAATATTCTTGTTGTGCATTTTGTCGTTGTTTTCCTAATGACTCTAGCCACGCTCTTGCTTGCGACTCGCTCGCTTCTTGCACGTTACCAGTCATTGCAGCTAAAATCTGTTTCGTTTCCTTTTCGGATTTTCCTAAAGATTGGACATAAGCGGTCGCACTTTCATTGGCTAACTGTTTAATTTGTGTCGTTTCAGCAAAAGTTAACTGGCGATGATGATTGGATGCTTGTTCACGGATAGCTGCAATCTTATCGTTATTTTCTTTAACGATATTCAGATATTCTTGCTGATTATTGATTTCGTCGTTTGTTAACTCATTAGCTGCATTTTGGATATCTTGTGGCAATTGATTAACTAATTCTTTTAATTTCGTAATACGATTCGTCATTTCTGTTTCAATTGCTGTACCCATTTTTGCGAAGTTAGCAACTGCCTTATCTGTATTACTAGATATGCCTTGCTCTAGCAAAGTAAACTGACCGCTTGCTGTTTGTGCGCTGTTTGATACTTTGGTTAATGCTTCATCGGTTGCTTGGCCGACATCGCTACCCCAACGTTTTGTTCGTTGCGCGCTGTTCCACGCTTCTTCGCCCCAAAGCTTCCATGCGCCGTATCCAGCGCCTAACGCTAATACTGTACCACCTATTGCTAAACCAACTGGTCCGGTCAATACACTAGCAAATCCAGCTAAGCCACCAGCACCACTTGCCACACTAGCTGATGTACCTACACCGGTTAGGGCTGTGGAAATACCTGTAGCAGCTGCCTTGGCTTCTGCTTGTTTAGCGATTAAGTTGACTAAGCCTTTTTCTAACGTTCCAAATGCTTTAAATAATCCGCCTATCGTGGTTATGCCGCTACCTAAAATTTTAAAAGTAGGTCCAGCAGCTGCACCCATCGCAATCCATTTCAAAATACTTCGTTGTTGCTCTGGCTCTAGCTTACTAAATCTATCTGCCATATCGCCGAGCGTTTTTAGCCAAGGTTTCGCCGCTTGCAAGCCATCACGTAAGGCATCTACCAACGGACCTCCAAAATCAATTGCTACATTAACTGCTTCGTTACGTAGCATTTTTAACTTAGATTCAGTCGTTTCATATCGTTTGCTTGCTTCGTTGGCTAAAGCATTATTTTCATTGAATGCTTTATTACCACCTTCGATGGCTTTAGTCATTAAGTCACCGGCATTTGCAGCACGAAGTAAAGTGTCTCGTAAACGTACTTCGGTAATACCCATTTCGTCCAAGACTGCAATAGCTGATTTACCATGTTTTTCGGATTCTCCTAACCCTTTGATAAATCGTTCCAAAGCTACTTCTGGCTTGGATTTAAATAATTGTGCGAATTTATCGCTTGTCATCCCGGCTACACTAGCGAATGATTCTAATGATTCACCGCCTTTTTCGACTGCCAATTGAAGAGAGACCATCAATTTGGAAAAGGCAGAACCACCTTGTTCTGCTTCAATTCCGACAGAACTTAAAGCAGCAGCAATCCCCATGATAGAACCTTGAGATAATCCTATTTGTTTACCAGCACCGGCTAAACGTAAGCCCATTTCAGTAATCTCTTTTTCTGTTGTGGCAAAATTATTGCCAAGAAACACGATTGAGGATCCTAAATTACTAAACTTATCTTGTGACATACCAGTAATATTGGCTAAGCGCGCCAACGCTGTACTTGCTTCATCTGCTGATAAGTTAGTCGATTCGCCCATATCAATCATAGTCTTAGTAAATTCGACGATGTGGTCGGTCGAAATACCCAACTGGCCGGCGTTTTCTGCAACTTGTGCAATTTCTGCATGAGTTGCCGGTAATTGTGTAGCTAAATTTTTTAATTGACCTTCTAATTTAGCGTAGGAATAAGTCACGTTTCCGTTTGCATCGACCATTTCGTTGACTGTTTTTTTAACACCAGTAAATGCCGACTCCCAATCGATTGCTGCTTTAGTCACTGCAATTGTGCCGGCCATAATTGGAGCAGTAACACCAACGGTCATCGATGTTCCGATACTAGACAATCCATTACCAAACGTTTTTAATCGTTCGCCATTTTTAATCAGATTATCGCCAGTTTTATTCAGCCATCCGGTAAATCCTTGTGTTTCCACTTGCAATCTAGCCATATCAGCTGCTGTCTGATTAATCTGACCACGATAACCTTGTAATTTAGCTTCAGCTTGTGCTAGCTGTCCGGCTAGTCGTTCTGTACGCTTAGTTGCTTCGCCATTTTTATCAAACGAATTAGCATAATCTGTTTTTAATTGATCAACGACTTTCTGCTGCGCTTTCATCGCGTTAGTTAGACCGTCATATTTTGATTTCAGCCCATCCAACCGATTACCGCTAGCAACAGCTGAATTCATACTTGCTCGTGTGGCTTGTTCCCACATTCTGACTTCATTTTTAGCACTTTGAAGTCCTTTACCGAACTTTGATGAATCAAGCCCTAATTCAACAATCATCTGTCCTAAAGGTGTACCCATATTTGCCATTAAACGTTAACACCTCCTGTTTCTAAAATCCACTGTTCCATATCCATGACTTGTGGTTGTTTTGATTTTTCGGATGCAAAAATAATGTCATCCAAATACTTCACATCTGTATTTAATAAGTCTTCAAGTGACCAACTCGGGAATGCTTTTAAAATTTCTCGAGTTAACTTCAAATAGCTTTCGTGTAGGTCACTTCCACTTATTTTGGGGCTTCTTCATCCTCGTCTTCTTTTTTGTAGCCCAACACATCGTACATGATAATATTCATAATTTCGTCAGTAGCGTCTGACGGTTCCAATCCGTCTAAAATCGCATCTTTCGTAACTGCCTTATCATCAAATAAATTCGCTACAAACTCTGCGCGAAAATTGGCTAATTTTAATTCATAGGCAGTATATTCAGCAGTAGGAATAATAGGTTTATCGTTGCCATCTACTGGTAACTGTTGGACGAATTTTTCGTATTCATCCGTAATTTCAGCTTCTTCTTTCAGATAATCCAAACGTTTACGATATGGCACGAATTCCTGGTAATACGTTTTAAATTCGCCTTTCTTATTTCGCAATTTTAATTTAATAGCCATTGTTTTTTCTCCTTTAAAAATAAAAGGCTAGCAATTACTCACTAGCCTTTTTCTTTGTTTTAAAGCCAACCAAATCCACACGTTCGGATTCTAATCCATTCTCTAACGTGCAAATTTGATATGTTCCTTTTCTAATCGTTTGACCTGGTTTCAATCCTTTAATGGTTAAAGGACTTTCTCCTTCTGCGACTAATTCATCTTTTTTGTAAATTCGATAAATCATGTTAAGTCACATCCTAGGCAGCGGCATTAACGAATAATAAATTTTCTAATGCAGTAACTGCTGTATCGCCAACCGCTTTAGCCACATACTGTGCTTTATCATCAATTGTCTTAGCGGAAATAGCCACTGTATACTCATCAGGTTCTGGCGTAGGTGTCTTATCTTCTTTAGTATTTGCAGACATAGAATCTTTCGAGAATTTACCGCAGAAGATACCAACCGCTACACGTTCGCCGTTCAATGCTTTGGATTCTAACATAATCGCCACGTTAGGCGCTTTCGTTGCTTCGCCATATAAAAATAAACCTTCTGATTTCTTTAATGTACCTAAGATTTCATTTTCGATATCGAATGGTAAATCTAAAAGATTTAATTTCATGTTAGGGTCGCCTACACCATCTTGCACGACATAGTAAGCGACGTCCGAACCGTATGCTTTGACTGCTTCACTTGACAATCCGCTTAATTCAAAGCTTGATGTAGCACCTTTGCCTTGCTTCCCTTCGACGACATATTTCTTAGTAGACACTACTTTTAATTCGTCGTTTAAAACTGCGATTGTCGCTTTTTTAAATCCTACAAGTGCCATAATTGTATCTCTCCTTTAATTAATAATCTGTTTTATAAATATCTGATACATAAATGTATCGTCTGGCGTCCACGTATCTTTTTGTTTCCTTAAAATACGCATCTAAACCGCCTGTTAACTGGCTAAATCCCAGTTGTTTCAATAGCTTTTTGACTTCTAACTGTACTTCTTTTGCTTTCATGCGTTTGGTAGCTTCCACATTGACTTGATAAGTCATTTCCATCGCTAATTCATCGTCCGAACCGTAATAGCTAGGCTCTGGTGGCGCCAATGGCGAGATAACGATAAAAGGAGCAGAATTTAAATTCATGTTTTCTGGAGTTTCGTAAAATTTAATACGTTTGTTGTCAATGATTGTAGATGTAGCTAATTTATTGTAAATCTCCATTAACATATCATTCATAGTCCTAACTCCTTTTTAATTACGTCCATCATTATTTCTTTAACTTCATTTTGCATATCATTCATGGATTTCTGAACAGCTCCATAACCTGCTGGAGTAATTCTATTAAACGTTCCATGAGCGTTATATCCAAATTCATTTAAATGGACTAATCGCCATCTTTCCATCGGTCCTTCCCATCCTATATCTATTAACCTCTCACCATATTGATTTCTAACGCGCGACAAAACGACTTCATCTACAGTAGCACCTGTTCTTTTAAAGTACGAAATATCATTTTGAAGTTTATCAGCACCATATTGTCCAGCTTTTTTTAAAGCTTTGTTACTGACAGTAGCTATCACTCTGGAACCTAACTTATTTTCTAAATTTCTTAGTACACCTTCAACTCCATATATTTTGTAATCGTTAGCCATCAATCATCACCAACCACTCCTAACACGATAGTATATTTATCATCTGTTGGGCGAATGTCATAGATGTTAAACGTTTGATTTTGATATCTATAATCATCCACTTTAACTTGTAAATCTCGCGTCGGAATAAACGCTGTCGATTGATTTCGTATCACAATGGTCATTCCGAATTTCGCATTGATATTATTCAAAATCTCAATATCTTTCATCGACGAATTGTAGATTTCACAAAACGTAGAAAAGACTTCTGATAATTCATCTTCACTTGGTTCTGGCCCATCATAGCTATTGCTTAAAAAATGGACTGGCGTTTTCAAACGACCATTATTCAGTGGTTTCTTCCATTCAAACGTTGGCTTCATCATCAGTCACCGCCTTCTTTAAGTTAGCAATGCTAGCTGTTCCTAAGTCATTGATAAAATTATCATAAAAAAATTCTAAGCTATCATTGTATACATATCGACTTCGTTCAATGACTAACTCACGGATAGCTGGATCAGTCAAATTATCACTACCTGTTAATTTTTCAATGGCAGATACGGACGACTCTAAGATAGCTTTTAAATTTTCGTCATCCGTATCATAGCCGATTCGCATACGTTGCTTAAATAATGTTAAAAGGCTATCATTCATCGTCGATACCCCCATTAATTAACTTCCACCATAGCCGTGGTCTCAGTAGTGGTTACTCTGGCCAAGCTAGGTGGAACGGGGGCTTTTACTCCCCCGGAATAGCCAAAGTCCACACAGCAGCAGCAGTATTATCGTCTGCTTTACCGTAAGCAAATGTCTTAGCAGTGTAAAGATCCATATCTTCCATTGCTAAAGTTTCTTGATACTTGCGAATTGTAATACCGCCACCAACAGTAGCATAGTAGCGATCTTTAACGAACGTAGTTACTTTGCTTGCTGTTTGCGCTACAGATTCGATAATTTCTAAGTTAAACGGCATAGCTGTCACATAAACACCCATTGCATTTAAGGTTGTGTATTGCGCGCGTACTTCCCATGCGTCTTGTGGATTTACAACCATTACTAACTTACCGGCTGTGGCTACTGCTGTCTTACCGTCTTCTTTTACGCTGTGTAATTTAAATACCTTAGTCAATTCTTTAACAGTCGTTTTAGCATCAGCAAATGTTAAAGTACCGCTAGGGTCTTTTTCTGGATACACGCCACCGGATACAGATACGCCCTTTTGTACTTGGCGAGTTAATCCGATTGGTTTGTCCTTGCCGTCACCTGATAAAAACGCTGCTTCTAAAGCAACCGCGAACACTTCATCGATTTGTGTACGAACAAAACGTTCAATCCAACCAACACCTAAGTCTTGCAAATCTTTAGGAATAACCACAAAGGCAGTTAATTTAGAATCGATGTTTTCTTCTTCGCTAAATGCTGCATCTAATTGGCCTTTGATTTCTCCATAGATTTTACCCCAAACAGCCTGACCACTAGTTGTTGATTTTAAAATTTTACGACGCATACCACTATTCACTACGCCAATAGCTGTTAATAATGGATGTGCTGTTTCTAAATCTTCAAAGATACGATCAATCGTTTCTTGTGGTAATAATTTTTCTTCTTTGTAGCCGACTTCTTTCGTGATTTCGTTAAAGAATTTACGTTCGCGAGCAGATAATTGTCCATCTAATGGATTAACTGCAATTGCTGCTTCACTTGCTAAACGCGCTTCTGCAACCACATCTTCACGTAAAACATCTAGCATTTCTGCATATAACTTTCCTTGCGTTTCAACATCTACGCCACCTTTGATAGCTGAGATAAATTGGTCGCGGATGTCAGTAAATTTTTCTGATAATCGAATTGTCATTCTTCATTCCTCCAATTTTTGAGTATTAAAAAACGAACCTGTCAAATCCTAGCGATTGTTGTTTAGGTTTCGCTTTCGATTTAGGTTCGTCTTTTTCGGTATTTTTCAATTTTTCTGCCACCTTATCGGCTAACTTGTCATAGTCGATATTAAGTGGCTGTTTGATTAAATTCGCAATCTTTTCGACTGCTTGATGTGGTAAGCCACCACCGATATTCGCTGCAATATCTTGTGGTTGAATTTCTTCTTGGAAAAGCATTTCATCCGCTAATCCAATTTCAATAGCTTTCTCAGCGGTAAACCACGATTCTTTTTCCATGATAGCCAGTAACTCATCTTTAGATTTACCAGTTTTCAACATATAAGCATTCGCAATAGATTCGTTGACGCCACGTAATACTTCTGCTTCTTTTTCAAAGTCAGATGCATTACCACTGGCTGTCGTCCATGCGTTGTGCAACATCAATTGAGCGGTAGGCGATATTTTAACCACATCTGCTGCCATGGCAATAACTGATGCAGCACTAGCAGCAATTCCTGTAACGGTAATCGTTACTTTACCTGGGTAAGATTTTAAAATTGTATAAATCTCGCTTCCGGCAAATACGCTACCGCCGTAGGAATTTAATTCAATTTCTAAATCTTCGCCATTCGTCGGTAGACTACTTAATTTTGATGATGAAATATGTGGGATTCCCAACCATTCATAGATAAATGCATCATCACTATCGATAACTGTTCCATTAAGTTTGATTTTCATTTTCACTCACCTCCTTTTCATAATTCTTGGTAATGTAATATTCATCACCATTTTCGATTGCGTCATAGTCTAACTCTTTTCGAATTTCATTACGATTAAATGCACCACTAGCAATCAACTTATCAATTGCTTCTGCTAAATCAAACAAATCTCGGCGATTAATGCCAATTACATTAATGGCTATTCCGCTTTTGATTTCTGACTCGGTTAGAAACTTCGCATTTAACTCGCCTTCAACTTTCTTAACCAACGGTCCTAAACAATACGCATTAAATATTTCTTGCGCTTGTTCTAACTCGCCAATATCGCCATGTAATAGCTTAGTCGGTATACCAAGCAAATCAGACACATCATCAATGTACTGCCGCTTCCATGCTTTCAATTCTTCAACCGACTGCGTACTGTTACCGACTTTATTGGTTATCTCGCTATACTCTAACTTGTTAGGTACATTGACTACCGACACATCGTTCGTGCTAAACGATTTAAATAGCTTGTTGATATACGTTTGCAATACTTCTAAAGTCGCTTCATCCTGATACAGATTACCGCCGATTGTTTTTAAAATTCCGCGTATCTGGCCATTACGTTTAGCTGCTTCGTACATTCGATTGTATAAGTCGTTAAAATCCTCATACATTCCATTGATGTAATGACCTAAACTCGTATTTGCGTATTTTAAATAAATGACTTCATCAGCGCTAAATGTACGTTTGTATTCATAATCTTTCACAACTACATTCGTAAACGTATCAACATACACGGCGTATTCTTTGCGATACCACGAATCAGCTATCAGTAACTGGTCATCATCCGTTTTAATGATTAACACTTCATTTTTGGTAATTAACCGATAAACAACGCTATGCCAAAACTCCGGGGACGCTTGGTCTAAATTCGGTCGCGTGTTTAAAAGATACTCGATGCTCTTTTGATAATTCGTTGGGTCGGACCGATTATTCGTGCGTATCTTAAAAGTCGACTGGCTAAATGCCCTAGCTAAAAATTCAGCGTTGACATCCAAAGCAAGTTGCTTCATATACAAGGCACTCACTTGTTCTTCAAAAGCAAGGATTTCTTCAATTGAGCTAGCTATCTGCGCTTCTCGATTGCCAAACAGCCAATTAAAAATTCCCACATTCCCACCTCCTTTCTAAAACTCCAAACTATTAACCATACCGAGCAAGTCCGCCATCGAGTCTTCCACTAATATCTCACGTTTATAAAGTGCTGCAATGAAAGCGTGGAAACCGTCTGTCTTACGTCGTACTGGTTCTTTCTTCAAATAGCGTATATTCCCATTCCCATCTTGCTTCGTGTATGTATTATCAACATACCAAAGCATGGACGGGTTATCAGCAAAAATAAAACGTTCATTTTCAAATCCATCTTCGATAATCGGCGCAACTTTTGATTGCACACCGCCAGGATTTCTTAAAAATTCATACTCATAGCCATTTTCTTCTAGTAATGGTTTGATTAAATCCATTCGGAAACTATCGCCGACTACAATATCAATCACGTAGCCTTGATTGCGCCATTCGTTGATTTTATCCACGATTAAGCGTGGATCAATCGAAGGGCCATCAACTAATGTGATAATTCCTTTTTCTTCCCACTCATCAAATGGTGGCTTCATCGCAAATTCTTTAATCGCTTGTTTTCTAGCGAATGAGTGTTCTTTCCAAACGTACTCATCGCCATATTTAAACAGCATTCCTACGCTTGCAAAGTCTTTGATGCTTGCAAAGTCGATACCAACCACACAAGATGACCCACGAAAATCGTAAGGAATATTCCTTTGAGTAGCTAATAATTTCTGACGGCTAGTAACATCTTTCTCTGCATCGGCAGTTGTCATATTCATGCGTTTGGTCATAAATTCTTTTCGTCGACTAGGCTCTGCATCCAAAGATTTCCACGCTTTCATAACTTTATTAAACAGTCGTTTAGCATAAGGTGTATCTTCGTCAAACATCGGATTTGCCTTCGCCCAATTGTCAGGATCTTCCACTTCATCTGGATGGTCTAACTTGCAGATAAACGGAAATAAATGGATATCGTCTTTGGATTCGCCTTTTAACAAATTCATCGAACGTTCAGTCAACTTGTCATAAAAGCCATCACGTACGTAGCCGTTCGTACCGTTGTAGAATGTTCTTGAGTGGGCGATTTTTCCAAGTCCTGACATTTGAATATCTACGGCATCTTGATTTTCAAAACCGTGTATTTCGTCAAATTCTAGGCAACCATCACGGGCCGAGTCCATCGTTTTTGGATTGTTGGTCCGATATTTAAACTCGCTTGTATTCGCCTTTCCTAAAATCAACGTCTTGGTCAAATAGAAATGATTTTCTAAAGACTTCGTAATAGCCACATCGTAGACTTCTTTAAAGCTTACTTTCGCCTGGTCTTCCGAATTAGCGGTAATTGTCACGTTATATCCACGTACTGGATAAAGTGGCGAGATGAAAAACATATCTCTAGTAGACATAAATCCGTTCTTTCCGCCACCACGAGCAAGCGTGATGAAAAACTCATCGAAGAACGGTTCGCCATCTGATTTTTGGAACAGAAACATAAATGGCGTAATGAATTTTTGATATTTTGCCAGCGGAAAGAAATTTTTTTCAGCAAAGCGAACATACTTTTTGATTAAGTCATTATCAAAATACACATCATCACGAGTTAGGATGTATTTCTGTAGATATTCAATTAACATGATTCGCTCTTTGTTTAAAATGATTTTTCCACTCTGCCACAATTCAATATATTCATCAATTAATGGATGACTGATCATAATAAGTCACTTCCTACTGGAGCAGATTCTTTTAATTTATCTTCGACTTCTGGTGGCAAGTAACTAGCCAACTGTTTGATGATTGCTTGATACGACTTATCATAAGTGGCAAATTGTTTAACAATCGGTCGTTCGCGTTCATACGGTTCGGTTTTTTCAGATTGCGAAAAATATTCGTATCGACCATTTTCGCAAATGTCTACCCAAGCATCATTCATCAAAATCCTTAATCGACTCGCTTGGATAATCAGACCTTCAATTAGTTTCATCTGATTATCTGGAACGTTGCCTTTGAATAATTTAGTCAGCCGATTTTTCTCTTTTTTGACTTCTTTTTCAAATTTTTCTAAGTCGTTCATTTCCGCCTCACTCCTTTCTATCCTTGTCGTGGTGGGGTTACGCGCATATCAAGGCGCATTTCCTGACAGTTGACCCCTCCCACCGGTTCCTGAGTTTGTTATTTTATCGAATTCTTTTGCATGGGGGGGTACTATTTTCCCCACCATTCCGATTTCCTGAATGTAATTTTATTATTTTTGTTATTTGACCTAAACTGAAACCTATGATGCCGTTGGTTATGATGATACTTGCACAATGTACGAGTGTTATCCAAGTCATAAGCAAGGTCTGGACGTTCCGACACCTCTAGGATATGGTCGACCTCCAACACTCCTCGTTCTGGATCCTTACCCACATTCACATAACCTTCGTTTGCGCACCATTGACACTCATAATGGTCCAGCATCTTACGCTCGTCCCGCAACGCTCGCCACTCAACAGAGTTGTAAAACTTTCGCCGACCTTCTTTGGTCTTTAACTCAGTCGTGCTTACTCTCATCAAAAGCAGCCATGATGATAGCTGCTATCATACATACGATAGCTACCAGGATTAATATTCCGAATGCATAACCGATTAATTTTAATAGCAACATTTTCATCCGTCCTTTCTGCAAAATAAAAGACACCCACTTTTCGTGGATGCCATGAATAGGGTAAGGTATTAATGAAAAAACAAGAAAACATAAGGAGGTTGTCTTTCCTCTATTTTTGTAGCATTCTTTCGAATTTTCTACGTTAATAGAATAACACACTCAAAACAATAAAAACATACAAACACTGAGTGAACATTTAGTGAACATGGAATTTTAAAATAAAGAAGTTTGCTGATATTTTTTATCTAAGTCGTAATAATCAATGTCATTTTTCTTGCTTTGCCTACTTTCAGCGTTCGATTCATAATCATCCAAAAATGTTAGGATGTTTCTAATTTCGGAATGCTTTTTTCTGATATATGATTCACTATATCCAGTTTGTTCCGCTATTTCTTCAAGCGAACAATTTTCGATATATTTTAACCTGACAATGTCATTTTCCAATCCTTTAAAAGTGTCGATTATTTTGAGCAATTCTTCTTTCTGATCAGCAAGAATTTTCAGTTCATCTTCAATAGCAATAATCGTTTCTTCCAGTTTACTAGAGCGAGAATTCTTTTCGATACGAATTTTGGCTAAATCACCAGATATCCAGCGGTCTAGTTCTAGTTTGCTCTTATTTAAGTTCCATTTTAAAAATAAAATTTGGTCTTCTAAATCCTGGTAATTTTTAAGCCATTCAAATCTCAAAATACTCACTCCTCGTAGAAATTAATCCTCTTGCTCTAACTTGATGATAAAATTCTTAATTGTTGGACCGCTAACACAATATCTTCGGCCAATCACGCTAAAAGGCAATTCTTGTTCATTTCTCATCTGCAAGATTTCATCTCTGTGCTTGTATAATTTGTGTTGTTCGACTGGTACTGGTCCAGTATGTGTTGGTTTCTTCGGTTTTGGTCTTTCCTTATACTTAATTAAGTTAGACAATCTGCAATCCATCAAATCGCTGTTTTTAAATCCGATACGCTCTTTTGTCGGCCCTTTGAAAGCTTCGTAAATAGTTATATGTAATTTATAATTACAACTATTATGACTGTAAGACAAACAACCATTTTTATCAAAAAGCAAATTTTTATGCTTTGCAATTACTATTAACGATTTAGAATTTTCTTCAACCACACGGATTACTTGGATAATATCCGCTTGTTCACTTACTATAATATCATTAAAACGATAAGCATATTTCCAAAATTTACCTTCGAATTTAAAACCATCTCTGTATTTCATAAAATGAATACTTGTAAATTCGTTTCCTAAATTGTAATTACCACCCATAGCACGACGGACAAAATATAATTCTTCATCCGTCAGCATAGTTACAGCAATTTTCCAGTCTTTGTCGCATTTGTCGTTTAACAACTTAATTGCTTGGAAATATTCTACTGATGGCATGTGGTAGCCTCCTTTCGTTGGTTAGGCGTTATATTTCCTAAAACTCAATCTTGATTCTTAATTGCATATCCACTAATGCCACGATAATCAAATGTGGCTTTTCTCCAAACTTTCGTGGATGCTCCAAAATATTCAAATTCAATTCCATTTGTTGTTGGTGTTAAGTCTTTAACACCTTTAAATTTGTAAGTATATCCATTTGTTGTAAAAATAATTATTTCCATGTTTAACTCTCCTTTTTCTCGCTTTACTAATTCATCTATTTGTTCAGGGGTTTCCTTAACCATTACGCTCTGTTCGCCACACCATATGATTGTACTCCCTTTGTATTCAATATCTGTTACTTTGTAAAAATCTACATAAAATCTCTCTCCTGTCAAACTATCCGTCAACTTAATCAATCTCATAATCAAATCGCCTCCGCCTGTTTGATAAGCTGTACGATTTTTTCTGGTGTTTCCACTACTTCGAATGCGGCACTACTTGTACTCATGTATAAGTAGGTCGTATTTTTTAATCGGCTAAAATTTTCTATCTTGTCTACGTTAAAGTATCTTTCTTTGTAAACTTTGCGTGTGTTCGTGACTTGCATTTTCAAATTACGTGTTTGTAGTCGGTTCACTTCCGTCAACTTAATAAATCTCATTTCTTCACTGCCTTTCCATATCTGATGCAATTTTCCAAATACCTTAATTGCTGTTTAGCGTATGCTTCGTCTTGTCTATCTCTCAAACGATTGTATACATCATCTAAAACTCGTTGGTCAAAGCGATATTCGCTTACTAATTGATTGATTTTCTCCCATGTTTCACTCATTTGTCGTTACCTTTAAACAAATCAACGTCATTAACAATTGTTAGATTGCCTTTTTCATCTTGATCAATTTGGTCGACAAACAAATAAAATTCATCCTTCTTTAAAACATACTCTCCCACTTTTCTCAGAAATTCTAATTTCGTTTCTGCAGCGACTACTGCTCGTTTGTCATCTTCGTCACCATTGTAAAGTAAGTACATATTAGTTATTCTCCTCTCGTTTTCTCGTCGTGCTTATTTCAACCAACGTATACATTTCGTCTTTAAAATAAAATCCAAAGTCTAACCAATAAATTCTAGTTTCTGTTTTAAAACACAGATATAGGTATAGTCCTAGAACGTTAACGCTTACTATTAATCGCATTCGTCCACCTCAATCAATTCATACTTACCTTCCATATCTTCCAAAAACTCTCTTACTGGTTGAATGGATTGTAATTCATCTTTTGTAAAGTGAGTTTTAGCAGAGTCAGTACATCTTTTACTGTTTATTTCGATACTATCATTCTTTTTATAATAATTCAGATATCTAAAATGCTCTTTCCACCCACGCATATTGAATTTAACCAAATACTTTTTAGGTTCTGGCGGTATCAACTCGACTTCATAATTCAAAAAATCACCACTAATTTTAAAATAACCACCTAATTCTCTGCGGTATTTAGTATTACTATAAAAGGCTTTAAACTTCCCATTAAATGTGTACGTACATAGTTTATCAATAGGTTGATATATTTCTAATATTGTTTGGTCTTTGATTTTTCCTTCTGTCATCATATTAAGCACGTCTATCATTTTCATTAATCTTCCACCTCCTCTTTGATTCCGTGTTGCTCGATAAATTTTAGTAACATATTTTCGTCGATTTCTTCTTGTGTGAATTTTGTTTTATAACCAACGTATTCATTTTTACCTGCTATTTCGTAAGAAGCGTACTTATTCAGATTGATATAACTTAATTTATCATCTCCATCTAATCTCAAATAGTATTTCTTTTCTTTTGGTGTTATCAGCTCGACGTTGTAATTTAGAAACTTATTACTAATTTCGAAATCACCACCTAATTCGTCGTTGCATTCATCGTAAAATGCCTTAAACTTTTCATCAAACGTATACGTGTATATATCGCCTATATGGTCATATATTTTCAATATCGTTTGGTCTTTAATTTCATCATTAGCCAATTTAATAAATACATCAATCAGTTTCATTGTTCATCCACCCTTTCAAATAAAATTGTATAATCGTCAATATCTAATATTTCAGCAATGCGTTGGACTGTGGACAATTTAATATCTTGTGTCCCATTTCTATATTTAGCTGTTCTTTGACCAAAGGATAAATCCTTCCAATTCAAACCCTTATTTCTTCTGTGCCAGTCAACGTTTTCCCAAAATATTTTTATAACATCCTTTTCCAACGATAACCGCCTCTTTCTTCGATTTATTCCACGCTCGCATGAGTTGATTGTTTCTCTGTTTCTGATAAACTTTATTCCATCTGTTCTGAGATTTAGCCATTTTCCCCACCTGCTTTCTTTAACACTTCCATATTCGCCTGTGTCACGAATTCATCCACATAGCTATAGCTTTCTTTAATTTTTAAAATCTTTCCATCTGTCAGCTGTATCATCGTTCCACCGACTGTTACGGTATAGTTAATAATCAGATAAGGGTCGATAAAATGTTCGCCTTTAACTTCTTCTGGCCATTCTACGGTAATCTTCATCATAATCTTCTCAACCATCCTTGATTAATCTTTCCGACATTGACCACCGGACCTTGCTTATTACATCTTGGACATTGACGCACGGTAATCAAATTCTCACTGTGTCGTTCCGTCACGATGCGTCCTGTTCCGTTGCATAAGGTGCATTTTTTATTTACCATTCTGATCACTTTCCTTTCCGTATTTTTTTAGTGATTTCTTACCAACAATCATCAAGTGACAACCAACAACACATCCATTCATCATAGTGTTCTTTGGCGGATTCAAAATATTTATCCAAAAATCTTTGCATCTCAAGCATTGTTCCGTGTTCCCAATCGAACACTTCATCAGTCGCATATTGTTCACATATTTCAACAGCCCATTTCTGTTTATCAGTCGCAACATCTTTGGCTAGCCGTTTATCACTTAGGTCATAAATGTATCTTGCCAATCCACTCATTTTTATCACTTACCTTTCAAAAGTGGGGCAATTCCCTACTTTTTCCCTACTTTTATTTCAAAGTATGCCACTATCTAGCCTTACTCTCTCAACGGATTGATTAAAATTGCCCCACTTGGTCCACTTTTTGTGGCTACTCTTTATATATATAATATTTATATTATTATTATTTATTTTTCTTTTAAGTAAATAAAAAAAGTAGGACAAGTGGGGTAAATGTATTAAAAACATAGATATATCAACACTTTAAGGGTGTCCCACTTTTATAAAAAAAGTAGGGCAAAAGTGGGGTAATTCGTCAAAAGTAGGGCAATTATTCGTTCGATTCATCATTTGTAAACTTATAACAGTAATACCGCCTACCCATCATCATTTTTCTTTCTCGTGTATACCCCAATCCTTTCAACCTCTGCGTAAATTTCGTTTGAGAATAAGGCTTCGCACTACTTTCATCACAATATCGCTTGTATTCTTCATAAACTGCTTTTGTTGTCAGATTTTCAGAAATTCCTTCTTGAGCGATAAAACCTAAAATTGAGTCACTTTCCACAAAATATTCTTTCGTCACTTCGTCAACTGTATCTGATTGGGAAAGGCGGCCGCCATTTTCGTTGATTCGTTGCATGGCGTTCAAAGCGACATTTAGTAAATATGATTTAGCATTATCTGTTGATAGTTTTTCATCAATCTTAGGATCAGCTTTCTTCACTGTGTTTTCGCAAGGAATGACAACTACACGTCTTGCAATTCCACCTGACTTATCTTTAAATGTTGGCATCTCATTGGCAGTGAAGATTAAAGTCGCTTTATTTTTGAGCTTATAAGGTTTTGAGTAAATCGGTCGAACCATAATAGTGTTTCCGGATGCAAGCGTCTTAAAGTTCATAGACTTTTCCATGTAGCCAGCGTCGATATCGTCACCTACGTTAACTAGCTTTCCTTCCAATCCCATCACTGATGTTTGGTCATTGAATTGTTCTAATGCTAAGTTAATTCCTAAGTCACCAACGAAGGCATTGAGCATTTCCAAAAATGTTGATTTCCCATTGGCACCACTCGCGCCTACCAAGAAAAACACTTTGTGTGGAAAACCAGCAGTCATTAAAATGTGACCAAGTAATTCTTCCACAATTAATCTCAAGTCTTTCTTATCACTACAAAGAAAATCTAAAAATTTATCCACAATTTCGTCATAGGCATCTGGGTTGTATTCAACATCAAGAAAATAAGGTGTGAACTCTTTGCTTGCCATTGGTATAATCTCTCCACCGTCTAGCATGAAATTATTCCTAAATTGAATCGGAAAATCAGCTGCTTCCACCAACTCGCCTTTGACTGGCAGTAAGTCTAATATTTCTCGCCATTGTCTAGGCTTTAACTTAATCCGCTGATCAATGTTCCTTAACAGTTTATTCTTGTCATTTATCCAATAGTTGTTTTCTTTGTGGAAAATCGAACCATTGAAAAATTTCACGTTCAATAAATCGGCAATCGCTTCACTTGTTTCCACCATATCTTTAGGATTCAGATAAGTTTTTTGACGTATTTCCTTTTCACTAACTGAATGAATCAGCGATTGAATATCTCTGTCCGGTAATTTTTCACCTAGCACTTCTTCGTTAATAAAATTGGCAATCTTAGATAAGGTATCATAGTCGAACTCATACATCTCTCTAGCTGTTAGCAGGTGCGAATATAGCGAACTGTTTCGGCTGCCTTCTTTCATTCCAGCAAGTTCCACTTTTAATTTGCTTGGCAATAATTCAAGCGGTAAGGTTGGTAAGTTTTCAAACATATCCAAATCGCCATGTATTTTTCTCAGTTTGCCATTCTGCTTAATCGTGGCAGTCGATTTATTTCCTGTTTTATAGTCAACCAACGCGCCACTGATAGTTAGTTTTTTGACAAAGTTTTTAAGCAAGATTTTGTGGCCGTTAATCTGAATTGGACGGTGATAGTAGAGATGCAGGCCACGCTTTGTTTCAACAGCTAAAGTAGGATATTTGGCAAGTAATTTAAAGCCAATGTCAGCATGGTCGTCAAAATCAACTACAACCGTTTCTTCATTCAGAAGTACCGCTGCATTATCTAACTTAGATAAATCTGTATAGAAATCATCAAGGCTTTTTTGGTCCGGCTTTTTCTTTCCAGCTTCCAGTTTTATAAATTTCAAAAATTCTCACCACCTTGCTTTTTTGATTGCTTAACTTCTTAAAACATATTTTTCTCGATCTGCTGAACATACCATTTGACATCAATATCTGATTTTTTCGCCTGATCCATACGCATAAAATGTTCAGGAGAACCAGGCAGCTTGGAATGCATATCATTTTTAACTTGATACACACCACCGAATGCTTTATTAGTAGTTGCTACGCCATGAATCGTATTGTTTAACTTACGATAGGTATCGCCTACTTGATGTTCGATACATTCAAAATCGCCTTGAAGTTTTCCAACATACTGAAATTTAGACAAATTACCATTTTTGAATGCATCCACTACATATTTCTGTGGCTTGACTCCATGAACTAAACATTCAAACATCCCTTCATAAACGACTGGTGTATTAGCCGATAAATAATTCTGTTCAGCAAAGATACCTTTTCTGACATAACTACCATCTTGCATTTTGAAAATGTAGTTGTTCACATCTTTCTGCCAGATTTCTTCAATCACTTTGACTTTTACTTTCTGATGAAAATGTTCGCACCATAAATCCAATATTTCCTGGATAATTTGCGCCATTTCATGCTTTATCTTAATGACGATACCATCTGTATTCGTCTGAATTAAATCTTCATAGAAGCCTTCTAGTAGCTTTATCAGATGCGTAATAATCAATTGACCATTTACAGTTACTGAATAATATTTTTGTGGATCATACAAATTTGAAAATTGAGTATTCATAGCTCCGTTGATTGCATTAATTAATATCTTGTAGGTTAGCTTGTTCGTTTCTACTTTCTTCTGATAGAGATGTTCAAACATTTTATTATCTTGTACACCAACGGCTAGCAAATCATTGTTTTTGATAATTGTTGGGAAAAACTGATTGATATCTATTAATAAAAACAAACCTTTCTCATGATATTTTTCTTTTGCTGCATGCACGCCACCAACTCCGAATGTATGTGTTAAATTAGCAATCGTCATTTTCAACTTGTCATTTTTGTGCTTTTCTTCCTGGTCGCACTTGTATTTCTCAGACATGTCATGATAAAAATCAACTAATTGCTGTGGTAATTCATTTTTAGGTAAATATTTATCATACTTAAAAAATAAAATGTTTGGACGTTTAGGCGTCTTCTTCGCTTTTAACAGTTCAGTAGCCAATCTTGCGCGTGTGTAAGTAATCGCTCTTGCCGGTAGCTTGAATTCTTCCACAATTTCAAATTTTGTTTCTAGGTATTCTTCACGCTCTTCAAATATTCTTTCGCAAATAGCAATGCGCTTTTCGCAAAATTCTTTTGGTGTTTTTGCTTTTATATCTAAATTCAAGTAATAACCAATTTCTTCAATTGTCCTGTTTTTTATTTCTTGGCTAAGGTCAATACTTAGATATTGTTGCAAATAGTCACTTTTGCCATCAGATAAAATCTTAGCTAAAAACTTATCGCTGCTTTGATAATTCCCATAGCTGACCAAAATTTGAGCAGAAGAGAGAGCTTTTTCTAGGCTCTCTTTATCTTCTGCATAGATAAATGTATTATCTTGTTTAAAAACTGCTAGCCATTTTTCTTCGTATTTAAATAGCCAGTAAAATATAAACATACTTACCACACCCTAATTAAAATGGTAATTCTTCATCAGATACTTCCACTGCCTCAATCGCTTGCATATCTTCTTCGTCATAAGCTACGAAGTCGTAGTTTGCGTAAGGGCGAGTAGGTTCTTTTTTATTAGGTGTTAAAGTTTTGGTTAATACAAATTGTGAACCGATTGAATCTTTGAATGCAGCTGCTAAAGTTTGTTCATCTTCCCAATCTTCATCAGTTAGCACTAATCCAATGACAGATGCTAATTTTGATACAACTTTAATATTTTTAGACAAGACAAACTCATGTAAGTCTTCACCGAATCCTAGATTAATAAATTCACGTTGACCTGCGTGTTCACCAACGGTTACTTCTAATGTGATAGATAGAGCTTCCCATCCACTTTTTTCGAAAACTTTAAATTCCACGTTGCTTAACACAACATCAAATTCGCCTTCTGGTAGTCCATTATTGCTACCTGCATTTGGATCATCTTTCTTTGGATCAAAATTTTCTAAAACTTTTTGTGCATAATCTTTTAAACTCATTGTATATTCCTCGCTTTATATATTATTTTTTTATTTATTAATTAACCCTAAATTTTAGGTTTAATTCGTCTTTGAGCAGTAGCATTAACTGCTGGTTTAACTGTTGATTCTTTTTGATTTACCGGAGCAGTTTTCTTCTTAGCTACCGGTTTTGCTTTCTTAGTAGCTGATTTTGTGTTTTCTGTATCCGTATCCGTGTTTTCCGTATCCGTGTTTGTTTCTTCTTTCGAATCTCCATTCGAATTTCCTTCCACTTTCAACACATCTTCTTGTTCTTCAAGTTTTTTAACAATTTCATCTTGAACCTTTCGTGATGTCTTAGCAGAACGACCAAATACTCCGGTAATCGTATCTAAGATAGCTAAGATTTTTTCGTCATCCACTTGGTCACGCATATAATCTTTGCGTCGTGCTTTAGCTACACGAATATAATTCTTACCAACTTTTTTGCATTGGATTGATAAGTCACAATTTCCATTTACAATGTTTTGATGCTTTTCTTTTAACGAAGGAATTTCGATTTCGATATTCCCCTCTGTCTTAGATGCATTACGTGAGATGTAAATCACGTTCATTGGCAATGATTTCAATTCGATAACCAATTGTTGGAAAATGTTAGTGAATGCAGCATATCCTTTGCCATAAGGAATATCTCCAATAGTTTCCACATCTTCCTTGTCACAGATGTATTGTTCAATCATGACTACAATATCGTCAATAACATCAATGACTACCGTCTCATACGTATGCTTTTCTGTTTGTAAAGCAGCAATTAACTTGTCTAATTGATCAACAACCGACCGAGTAATTTTTCCGTCTACTCCTTTGATATTTCGAATTTGTACACTCGGTACCGTGTTGGCTTCGGCATTCCCATCTGTATTAAATACAATAGGATCTGGGAATTGAGATGCTAGGAACGATTTTCCGCCCATTGTTGGTCCCCAAATAAAAAAGTTACGTGGCGTATCTACAGGTGTTTGTGGTTTGTTTGGTGGTAAAATTGACATAGTTTTTTTTTCTCCTTTGTTAAAATTCTCTAGTAATTTCAACTTCGTAGTATTCAGCATAGCTTTTACTGCTCTTTTGTGTAATCTTCTGACTGACTACATTTCCATAGGTGGATTCAAGTTCTTCTTTGACCTTTTTCTCTGCTTCTTCTCGATTGTCAGCAAAATATTTGGTTGTTTGTTTCAGTCTTAAAATCATAAACTTTCTCCTTTACTTGTTTTTAGATTCAGCAATACGAATCGAACCTTTTACTTGCGATACCTTCAAATATTCTTCATAGATATCTGGTTGTTCTTCTTTTAATCGTTTACTATCAACAGATTTGCGTTCTGTTGGTAATACTCTAGTGATAACAATATTTCCAGTATCAATCTTCTTGATGTCATTTTCTTCCACCTTTTGATAGAGTTTTTCTCTATATTCTTTCTGCTGATCCTCAAGCAATTTTGTTTGTGCTTTAAATTGCATCATCTGCAATTCAAATTTTTCAACTCGATTGACTAGCTTATCAACATCATTCCCAATCGAATAATATTCTGATTCAGTCATATCAGGTTTTTCTTTTAGATATTCCACACGAATCCAAAAAGTTTCAATCGAATCTAAAATCTTTTCAATTGTTGCATCATCACGTTCAATTTCTTTAACTGCCAAACGCTCGCGGTCAAATTCTAAATCAAAATCTTTTGGGCGGTGATACATAGCTAACCATCCAATTTCGCAACCAGTTTGATGAAAATACAGCTGCATTTGTGCTTCGTATACTTTCTCTGTTGGATTTGAACCGTGCGTTTTAATTTCTAGCAAAATTTTATTTTCATCATCAATCCCATCCACGTTTGACCGGAGCATATTCTCTTTATCAATAAATGTGTCCGGATGAAAGTGCAAACTATTCATGGTGTTGATGTATTCACGAATGACTGGCTCTAACTTATTCCCATACTGAATATAAGGATTAGTCGAATGATCTGGTTCAACAACTCCAACCTTTTCTTGTGCCAGTTGAAATTGAGTTTTATATTTCGATAATCCTAAAATGACTGGCACATCTGAACCACCAACGTATAATTGGCGATTTTCAGTTACGTTTGCATCCTGTTTCTGTAGTCCAAACATTAAATCTCACTCTCCAATTTCGTGTTTAAATATAGTTGCTCTGAGAAATCTTTCTTGTTCCCCAACGCTTCGTATACAGCTTGTTCAATCGTATTTTGAGTAATAAATCGATAAGCCGTTACTTTGCGTTCTTGACCGTTTCTGTACGCTCTGCCAAGTGATTGTTCATAATCTTGATAACTATAAGTAGGTGTGTAGAAAATCACTGTGTTTGCATATTGCAACTCAATTCCAGCTGCACCGGCCATGTATTGAACAAACGTGACGGTATTCTTTAAATCTTTCCAATCTTCTCTTGCTGGTAGCGAAGATTCTTTTCCGTTCACTGTATAGAATTTTTTGTTCTTGATTGCCTGCTTTAATGCATCAATTTCTTTTTGGTAGTAATAAAAGATGACAATGTTATCTTCGGTACTTTCGCATAACATGGACGCATAATCTAGTTTGTCCTTCTGATTAGCGTAATACCTTAGCGCGTGTGCTAACTTAGAAGGTGTATCAAATTCTTCATCACCCAAAACTCTATCTCTAGCCACTTTGGCATAATCAGTACTCCGAATAAATTTCACGTCTTCGAATACCAATGGTGGTAAATCTAAAGCGTCATCTTTACTAATGGATATCGTGAATGAATCGTACATGTCATACAATTGTTCTTCGTTCTTCCATCCTTCGATTTTTGGTATTTTCCTTGCACCTAGATGCAAAGTTCCCCACTTAGCATATCTGTCATTCATTTCTTTTTTTGAATGAAAGTATCCAAACATGATAAAGTAATTATAAGTATCTCCCCATCCATTGCTTGCTGGTGTGGCGGTCAACAAGTTAAAATGTGTAGATTGCTTGGCTAGCTTTTTAGCCGCTCTACCACGTTGGCTAGTAGGATTTTTGATGTAATGCGCTTCATCAAAAATGACAAACCAACCTTTATATAAATTGTACATATCCGCCAGTTTTCCATAACTCAACTCTGAATATTGGATAATTACACCGTAGTAATCACATACCGCTTGAATATCCCTTTTCCAGCCACCTTCTTTTAATTTCTGTGGTGGTGCCACAATTAATAGTGGTTCGCCTTTGGAATATTTTAGGTACTGATGTATAGATGTGATTGTCTTTCCTGTACCTGTATCCATAGCCAACAAGTAGCTTGGCCCAATTTGATTGATGATGTCTTTTTGAAACTCATACAACATTTTCATATTTGAGCATTTTGGATACGTCTTCCACTGATCTTGCAACAATAGCGACACCTCCACTATTTTTGATATGTTTCAACTTAGCTTTTTGCAACTCAGACACGACACCGCCATTGGCACGCTTCACTTCGATAGCCACAAATCGACCATTCACGCAAGCTAAAATATCTGGTGTTCCAGCCGGTTGAAAAGCTGAACCATGCACTTTTAAATAGTAAGCTCCTAGTTTGTCAAGATATCGCTTGATTTGATTTTCTACTTTCTTTTCTGGCCCTGCCATTTATTGACCGCTCCTTTCGTGGTATACTGTTCTTGTAATTTATTTATTTTTGGTCACTAGTTAGCGCTAGTGGCTTTTTTTATATTCTGTAACTCGTGAAAAAAAATTAACTCGTTCAAAAATTTCACTAATTTCTTGTGTATCAAATTTTTCAACCAAAAACCCACACAGCATTGATTGCAGCATTGTCTGTTTTCCGTATATTGATCCTGTAACTTCATTTTCATTTTCGAGCATAAAAATTAGCGACATATCGTTTTCTTTACACAATTCATATATTTTATTTTTCATTTCCAAAACTTCTTTATACGCTTCTTCGTTTTTCATCATTATCTTCCTTTCTCTTTTTAGAAGAACCATTCTTCTAACCATTTCTCGAAGTCTTTTTGCGCTGCTTCTGTTAATTTAGCTACCTTTATTTCCACATAGCCACTTGCGATTGTTCGAATGACTTCATCTTCAATGACACCTGCATCAACTAGCGCTTGCCACATTCCTTTATTTTCGGAGTAATCTTTAATTTGGACAGTAGATTCGATATTTTTATGTCCTGTATTAGTAGTAGCTACCGAAATTAATTCTTTTGTTTTTTCATCAACCAACTGGATAGCGATGTTATTATTTTCGTAGTACATTGACCATTGAACGATGCAATTCCATTTCTTATATTTAACTTTCATCAGATTCTAACCTCCTGATCCATCCATCTTTTTCAGACATCTCGAAATGCTCCTTTATGTAATCTTCTGCATACATATCAAGCAGATGTCTATCAAATGCGATGTTGCCTGATATTCCTCTTTTAAAAATATCAATAATTGCGACGTTATCACTAACAATTAATTTGACCGTTCCGTGGCCGCTGCTGTATTTTTTCATCACTCTTTCCCTCCTTTACTTGAGTAGCAACATAATTACCAACTCAACAATGATGATGAACTCTAAATATGCGAGCAATTGCCACCGTCTAATTTTGTACTTTGGTTTCAAATTTTCGTCTGCTACTAATCTTTTCATTGCGTTACCTCCTGTTTTAATGTTCCGCCACTTACAAGGTGGAATAATGCAATACTACTAAATTTCCAATCTGTACCAACTTTACATGCAGGCACCAAACCTTTTGCAGCTTGTTTTGCTAAAGTAGCTCTGCTGCACTTGAGATATTCACTTGCTTCATCCAGGTTCCACACTTCGTTTTTGATTTGCTTTTCCGCGAACAACTTTCTTAAATCATCCATGTTTACTAACGCAAGAGTTTGCATGTTGAATCATCCCCTATCTGATTTTGTACGCTTCTATTATTTTGGTTAAAGTTTCGTGTGCCTTTTTACTTTGGTTATTTCCATTTAGGTAATCGACCAAATCTTGCTTTTTAATGCCAAAATAAATGCTGACTGTTGTAAGAGAAATACCGTTGCTATCTAAATAATTTCTTATCTTTTCTCTACCTGATTTTGTATCTGGCATTTAACTCACCTCGTTTCTAATAAAAATAGTAAGTTAAATTGATAGATTTTAGTTGAAAACAATTGACTTACAGTTAAAAGTTTTGTATTATATGGGTGTAGAAAATAAACCTATTAAATAGCCTTTTATGAACATATCTCCGCCAATTTATATTCTTTAAAGGTATTTTTTAGATTGCTTTTTTCTATCAATTTAACTTACAAACACAGTATAGTACAAAACTTTTAACTTGTAAACATAAAAATTAAAAGTTTTTAACTTAAATAACGCTGTGTGAATTAACGAGGTGTAGAAATGAGTCTATATGAAAGGATTGAAGAGTTAGCAAAACAACAAAAAATTTCTGTATTTGATTTAGCTATTAAGCTTGGATTAAGTAGAAATTCTATTTATTCTTGGAAAAATAGCAGTCCAAAAGCAGAAACCTTAGAGATAGTCGCTGATTATTTTGGTGTGTCAACGGATTATTTACTAGGTAGAACATCTAACAAACAACCTGAACCTTACTATGCATTAACTGACAAAGAAAAGAATGACATAGCGATTCAGGCAGAAAAACTAATGGAGGGGATCGAGAACGGAGAGAATTTAAACTTTTATGGCGAACCAGCCACAAAAGACCAAAAAGACCGCTTATTGCTAGCAATTAAAACTGCAATGGAAATGAATAAGCAAGAAGCAAAAATGAAATACACACCTAAGAAATATCGCAAGTAGGTGATGAAATGTCACGTATTGATGACGAAGTTGAAAAAGTTTTTAAATACTACAAACCAAATTCGCTACAAGATTTAGTTACAAAAGCTAAATGTAAAATATTGTATTTTGATTTGGATGATGAAACTGGTGGATGCACGATTGTTAACAATAAATGTAAAACAATCATTGTTAATCAAAATTGGAGTTACGCCTACCAGCAATTTGTGATTGCGCATGAATTTGCACATATTAGATTGCATAGTGGTGCGAGTACACCTTTTTATAGAGGATTAGAGCTTAACCGATTTGTAAATAAAATGGAACGAGAAGCAAACATGATGGCAATGCAGCTACTGTTGAAATTAAACCCAGAATTATATGAATTTGAAACAAAATACGATATCTTAACAGCACTTGGTTTGAGTGAAGAATTTGAAGAATATGTTTATTAGGAGTTGTTTATTATGAAGAAAAAAATATTATCAGTCACTATTTTATGTACATCATTATTACTAGTCGCATGTGGTAACCAACAAGAAAATGTAAGTTCCAGTTCGAATAAGGAAAACTCAGAAATAAATAAAAAGCAAGACTCAGAAAATTCGAATAAAAACAGCAAAGAAGAAAAGGTTGAATCGGAAGATAAAACGTATGGACTTAACGAAGAAGCATTCATAACTGATTCACAAGATAATAATAGATATAGTTTAAAAGTGCTTAAAGCTACAACTGCTTTGAGTGAGACAAGCGACTTATATACCTCCGGCAAACCCCAAAATACGGTAGAAGTTACTTATGAATATAAAAATTATGCGGTAGAAGAGCCTATGTTGGTTAGTGTACAGTTTGTACATGCATTCGATAAAGATGGCAGAGCCGGAAGCGACCAAAGCATGCAATCTGGTCAAACAGAAGTAAATAAAGGTCGTTCAGCACAATCAACAGTTTGGTTTGTTATGCCAGAAGAACAAACTAATGAAAATGAAATTGAAATCGAATATAGTGACGATTTTTCATTAGGATTTGAAAATAAAACAATAAAATTTAAAGTACCTTTAGAGCATTAATATAATGACAAAAAAAGAACACCACTCTCTCCGCCAAGTTCGAGTGATGTTCAAGCGAATAATACCCTAGATACAATAGGTTTATTCCGCATGCCTATTGTATCACAGAAATTGGAGTGAATACAATATGATAAAAGATATTAATGGTACAGTCAAAAAGATGACTGATAATAAATATAAACTTTTAGTAACTTATTATAATGATTTTGAAGAACGTCAAAGAAAACAAAAAGTAATAGAAGTTGATTCTACACGCAAAGCTTATGTAGCATTGGATGAATGGATAGAAGAATTGACTCGGAATGGATTCGGTAGTTTAGATAAGATTACCTTGGAAACATTCTACAAAAAAATGTGGATGAAAGATGCTGAATCTTTGCTAGAATCCAGAAGTTACCTAGATTACATGAAAATTATGGATACACGAATCATCCCCACTTTTGGTAGCATGAAAATAAAAAGCATTCGAACATTTCATATTCAAAATTATATTAACCAAGCAAAGAATTTAAAAAATGGCAATGAACTAGCTTACACCACAAAGAAGAAAATACTAAATGTGTTAAGCTCTGTATTTAATTTAGCGATTGATGTTTATCGTATTATGGACGAATCACCAGTGGAAAAAGTGAAGATAAAAAGGAAGAAGAAAGAAGTCAAGAAAGTATGTAAGCCATACAATTTATCTGAAATCAATTTGTTTTTAAAAGCCGCCAACAAGCCTAAAACATCACTGGATACTAAAGCCTTCTTACTAACCGCTTTTGTTACAGGAGCCAGAGAAAGTGAACTAGCTGGATTACTCGAATCTGATATTGATTTTAATCAAAAGAAAATTTGGATACACCAACGAATTACTAAAAGACCTAAATTTGAAGAAGATGATTTAAAAGAAGAATATTACTGTGCACCAGGTACAAAGACCGGGGATGAATTAACTATGGTAGTTCCAGACGATTATCTGAAAGTCATGAAAGAATTTATACTGATGAAAAAGAAACAACGATTAACTCTAGGAATTAATTCGGACAAAGCTTATCTATTCGGTAACGCTGACGGCAGTTTTGTCCTACCAACATCCCTTTATCGTAAATGGACAAGATTTGCTAAAAGGAATAATCTGCGTGTCATAAGATTACACGATATCAGACACACTACTGCTTCGTTTTTAGCTGCCGATCCCACTGTACCGTTGAAAGTTATTCAAGAGCGATTAGGTCACAAGGATATTAGAACAACAATGAACATGTACGCATCAGCTTTAGAAGAGAGCGATATTATTGCGTCAAATGCAATTTCAAGTGTGTTTCGATAATTTTATTTTAAAGTTGTCAAATAAGTTGTCAACACACATGTAAAAATAAGATAATACAAGATAAGCTAATGCATTGAAATCGAGTTATATCAACACATAAACTTACATATTCAATTACATTTATGCACTCGTAACGCGTAGGTCACAGGTTCGAACCCTGCAGCTGGCATATCAATAAAACCGTTGATCCCCACAAGGTTCAGCGGTTTTTTTTTTATAAAGAGGACGCTTATGCTATTCTATCTAGCTGTATTTACTCAAGGAGAACGTTATATTACTGTCACATTTCCAGATATTCCATCAGCAATCACACAAGGAAAAACACAAGAAGAAGCCCTTGAAATGGCACAAGAAGTTTTGGGTTTTGCTCTTGAAGATTACGAAAAATATCCTAAAGCTAGTGACATTGTTGAATTACAAAAGCAACACCCTGAAAGTACTATCGCTGTAATCGGCATTGATATGGCTGCTTATAATCGAAGATATCATTCAAAAAAAGCACCTAATCCATTCGACTAGATGCTAGTTATTTGTTTTTTTTCTATCTTTTCCAAATCTCTTTTTCAACATGCTTCAAACTGTTCGTTAAAAACTTTTCTCGCACGATTGTCTCCGGTGTACTTGCTACTCTACCTAAGACTTTTGGTAATATTTTGTTATTTCATATTGGAACACTATATTTTTTCATCCTAATTTTTCTAATACAATTGACTTATAATTCCAAATTTCCTTTTTCATATTCTTTTTTGAAGTCTTTATAAACCCGCAAAATATAGTCCATATCTTCTGTTACATTTTCCTCATATTTCAGCTTTCCTAACATAATTAATGTCCCAGTTGCCCATTCAGAAATAGGAATCTTTGCAGTGAAAAAAATCGAGGAATCACTTTGAAAATCCCGCAAAATTTCAATAGTTTCTTCACTATCATCATTTAAGATTGCAACATCACGACAAAATTTTGCTCTGTCAACTACATTCATTGGTTTTCGCTTCATTGTAATCCCCACTTTCTAGATTTATCCCGACTTTATTCTACAAAAATAGCTACAAAAAAGCACCTCTTTGCAGCAAAAAACTGTCAAAGAAGTGCCTAAATTGCTATGATTATTTAGTACCGAATAGACGGTCTCCAGCATCCCCTAAACCAGGAACGATATAACCATTTTCATTTAATTTTTCATCTAGCGCAGCAGTATAAATATCAATGTCTGGATGCGCGTCTTGTAAAGCTTTAACCCCTTCAGGAGCAGCCACTAAACAGACAAAGCGGATATTAGATGCGCCACGTTTTTTCAATGAATCAATCGCCATAATTGCTGAACCACCTGTTGCTAACATTGGGTCAACCACAAATAATTGACGACTATCAATATCTTCAGGCAACTTCATGAAATACTCATGTGGCTCTAAAGTTTCTTCATCACGATACATTCCGACATGACCAACTTTAGCTGCTGGAATTAACTCTAAAATACCATCCACCATGCCGATACCTGCACGTAAAATTGGCACAATCGCCACTTTTTTACCAGATAAAGTCTTTTGTGTTGATTGACAAATTGGTGTTTCAATTACAACGTCTTCTAATGGCATATCGCGTGAAACTTCATACGCCATTAACATCGCAATTTCATTTACAACTTCACGAAATACCTTAGTACCACAATTTTTATCACGAATCATCGTTAATTTGTGTTGAATTAATGGATGATCGATTACTTTAAATTTGCCCAT